GTAACCCTATCCACGGCGCCTTCTGCAACTCAGTGACCCAAGTCTCGGTGTAAAAGTCTTCGATCTTCACCGGCACAACCATGGGGCCGTTATGCTTCACGATGGAGACCTCTTCCATGGTCCCCGTTACCCCATCCTTCCTCTTGAACGTGTACACATCCCGGAGCCACGGCACTTGGACGAATTGCGTCCCAAGACTAGAGCAATCATAGAAAATGGAGTTATTCACCGTTCGCAGGTTCAGGTGAAATCGGCTCTCCACCTGGGCGTCGAAGAACTCGGAGAGGTAGTCGGCTGGTTTTTGAAGGTCTTCGTTGTGAGGTTTTATCCCGAAGAACGGGTGCTTCTCGGCGAAGGTCGCCTTGAACGCGGACGCGATCATGTCGGTGCGCATGGCAGCCACCGGAACGCACACATTCGATGACTGGGGCCAGGGGAAGTTCTTCACCTTCTGCGCGGGGAGCGCCTCCCTCTGCCGGCGCCACTTATTCACCCTTTGCAGATATTCCTCACGGTCTGATTCGACCTGGGCCACGCGCGAACGCAAATGGTCCACGAGGGTTTTGCGTTTCTCTTCGCTTTGTATCACATCTCCGATGGGCATAGTCTTGCTCCTTTTACCATGATGCGCAGCCGCTCACGGCGCGATTGCGGAAGCGATTTTCCGCTTCTTCTCTCACTTGGATTTCTTCTTTGTCATAGGGCCTCACTGTGCTCATTACCCCGAGGCTTACCATGTCGAGGATGTCTTTCCGATTCGAGGCGGGGAAGACGTTTAGCTCCGAGAGGAACTCGGTCCTTGAGGCTTTCTCCACGTATAGTTTTCCCGCGTTAAGCCGCGGCTCGATAGCGTTCCTGATGCTCACGTCTTTGTTCCCGGTCTTGGTGACCGCCTTGAGTTTGAGAAACACCTGGGGCTCATGTTTAAGGAGTGCGTTTTTGTTGCGTCGGTATTCCTCATCCACGAAGTCATGCGCGAGGATTTTGAATGGGCCTTGGGCTTCGAGGAGGGAGCAGCGAAGCGCGGAGGCGTAACGCTTCGCGTTGCTCCAATACCAGTCGAAAAACACCGATGGCTTGATGTAGTCGGCTTTAATGCCAAAGACGAATTGACGGTCTTTGGGATCATGGGCGATGAGGCCGCACGCCGAGCGCGAGGTCTTCGCGGTGATACCTTTGTCCGTGGTGGCCGGGTCGCCCGCCTGCACAAGGTCGCAAGATGAAAGCAAAACATACTCGATGTCCGGGTCTCCGTGCTCTGTGGAGTGGACGATTTTGAAAGCGGGCCTGTTCTGCGCGTCCCACACGAGGTCGCACTCGGGCACCGTGTACATGTTCAACTCAGCGATGCCCGACTTCTGCGGGTTATTGCACATCTGCGTGTAATACGTCCACGGGTCCGAGGCGAGGGTGAGGTCGAGGAGGTCCTGGGTGTAGGCTTCCGGCATGATGATTTTGCCGTGTTCCTTGACCGTGCGGTAATAGACACTCCATTCACCCTTCTCCGTGAGTGTGTATGTCGAGGATTCAATCTCGTCCCAGTAGCCGAGGCATTCGCGAACGGAATCGAGGACGAACTGATGCGCGTCGTCCTGGGCATAGCGCGTTCCGCAGTAGTAAACGGAAGCGTCGGCGGATTTCGTCAAAGAGCGAATGTTCGACTTGAGCCAGTTGCCGATCTTCATCATCTCCATGCCACTCTCGCGCATGGCGGATAGCTGCTTATCCCCCACCGGATCGTCGATGTACATGTCGTCCGGGTGCTTGCCGGCGGTGTTACAGAGGACGCCGTAGGCGGCGAACGTGGGGTCCACCGTGTGACGCGTTTTGTTGGGGAGATTGCCTTCTACGTTATTCCAACGCTGTTGATTCCGGGCGGGCACGTACTCGGGGTACAGCCACGCGAAGAACTCATTCGAGTCAAATATCCTCTGGATGATGTGCACTTGGTCCAGGGAGAAATCCACCGTGTTCGAGAATATCCCATGGGTGCGGTCGGGGTTTCGGAGGGCGCTCCAGGCGGGCGCACCCGCGGTGAATATCGTGGATTTGAAGACTTTCCTCGGTTCGAAGGCGGCGAAGCGGGCGCCTGGGCGTTGAAACCGCGTGCGTACATTACACATATCGAGGTGGAGGTCGGTGTTTAGCTTATCGAATGGTCCGTTGTAACCGGCTACGAACTTGAGGAAGAACCAGAGGTTCACGAAGCCGAGTTGGCGCAGGCGTTGGCGGAAGTCTTCGTTGGTGGGGAACTCTCCCGAGGCCACTTCGTCCACGACTTGGGAGACCACCGTGAGGGCGTCCGGGGTGGAGTAGAGTGGGGCTTGGGCGTGGGAGAGAAGGAGCCATTTCATACCTTGTCGTCTGTTCCTTCGATGATTTCGAGTTTCTCTTGCGTCGGGCTGGACTCACGGACCTGGCGCATCTGTGTGGAGGCGTTGCCAAAGTGGAGGTTAAGCACTGGGCCTCCCGCGCCGGCGCCTTGCTTCAGGCGTATGCCCACGATGTCGTTGGCGGCCTTGTTGGCGAGCTTCACGTCGAGGTTGGCGAGCTGGTTCTGAAGGGTTTGCAGGGCGGAGAACTCCACTTTGTCCAAGAGATCTTGCGTGTCTTCGCGGTCGTCGGTGGCCATTACGTGTGACCTCGCATCCTCACCCTACCTTTTTCATGGGGCCTGCGCAGAAGCCGCAGTGCTGCGGCGAGGTAGCGAGGGTGACACGCTTGGCCCCGCACCGCGGGCAGATCCAGTGGGATGAGGGTGTGGCGCGGCCGGTGCCTTTAAGCATTCGCGGGCGCCTCGATCTCGATTTTGCCGAGGATGTCTTTTTCCGCGATGAGAACAGCGTCGGGATATTCGGGGTTTTTGAACTCGATTCCACCGTAGCGATCGAATAGGATGCGATCCCCGGGGGAAAGCGTTTCGATTTCGTCTCCGACTTCAAGGACTTGGGCCTCGGGGGTGAGCTTTTGCTCGGGGAGATAGAGGTGTCCCCGCATAGGGTCGGTTTTTATAATACGGATGAGAACGCGTTTACCGAGGATTTGCATGGGGGTCTCCTTCTTTGAGATAGTGGGAGCAGTCGAAGGGTTTTCCGCTGCTATAGGAAATACGCTTTTCGTCTACCATCATTCGGATATAACAAACAAAGACGTGAGCACAATGGATGCAGCCTTTTTCCTCCATGCAAATACCTCCTCGGAGGGACACCGCGGGGGGGTGTCTGATTTTGGGCACAGTGTATCGTTTTGTGCACGGCTTGTCAAGGGGTTTTTGGAGGAATTGGTGAAGGGGGCGAGGGCGTTAGTTCAAGCGATGGGCGGTAGCCCTCGCGCACGGTAGCCACAGCCTTAGCGCACTGTTTAGAGATTTTTTGCTCTCGTTTTGGGAGGATGGTACCCCCGTCCGCGCTGTTTAAGTTTCCCATTGGCGTGGGGGGTCCGCGCGATAGCGCGGCCAAGCGCCCTGCCTATTACATATAGTGAAAGAGGAGCCCCATAGAATCGCGTTTGTTGTTGAACTGGCCCCCACATACACTATATAACGCAAAGCCCAAGGAAAGGCCCGCCTTGTGCAATAGGTGAAGGATGTACTATCTATCACCCATCGGCCCGGCGATAGCCGGGCAGCGGCCCAGGGGAAAGACGACGCAACGAGTGTATCCTTTTGTATACAGGTGTCTACTTTATCATACACCTGTCTACTTTTTCATACAATAGCGATGCTCACAAGGATGTCCAAGATCTCCAATATATCCATCCAACTATCTCCATTATCTCCATATACTCCACTCCAAAACCTCCATTCTCTCCATTATGGACGCAAAATATGGAGTGCGCCATCGCAATAAATCTATACCCCGTAAGCAAATAGTAACAAAAATATGGCAATATGGCGTTATGGTCGCCGCTGTCCTTTCCTTTAACTTTCTTTAATTTTAGCACTCAGCCACATATATATATAGTATAAAGGAAGATTATAGTATAAATCCAGTATATCTA